CCCGGCACCGTAGCGGTACCGGGCTCGATATTCCTCTGGTGCCCCCGGGCGGATTCGAAAACTCCCCCGCGGGGAAATGAGTGACGCGGGTGTCGACGGCTCGAATCCTGCCCTTAGACCAGAAGAGCCCGGCACCGTAGCGGTACCGGGCTCGATATTTCTCTGGTGCCCCGTTTGCAAAAATACTCGAACGATGATGACCGTCGTGAACGGGGCGGTCTACCTCATGCTTCCACGAGCGGCCTAAAGAAGCTGGTTAACGCGCGCCTGAACTGCGTCATACAAAGAACCGAGGCGACGCTTGCGCTCCTCGCCGTTGCCGTAGTCGCCGCGAATGACCGCTCTGGCGAGCGCGTCGATGTCGGCACCTCCGGTCGCGCTGCCGTCAGCGCCAAGAATCTCGTTGACGCGTGCCTGTACGGCGTTGTAGTTGGAGCCGAGCGCGGCCTTGCGGGCGTCGCCGTTGCCGTACTTTCCCGCGATCACATCACGGGCCATCTGGTCGATATCAACCGAGGGCGAGGAGGACGAGCCGCCGCCGATGATGCGGTTGACCTCAGCCTGAACCTCATCGTAGCGGCTGCCCAGCGCGGCCTTGCGGGCGTCGCCGTTGCCGAACTCGCCGGCGATAACGCGCTTGGCAAGCTCGGTGACGCTGCCGGACGGCGAGGAGCCGTCGGACGGAGCCGAAGCCGAGCTTCCGCCCGTGATGCGCGCCTTCAGGGCGGCCCACTTACCTGCGTCGACGTAGGGAGCGGGGCAGCGCTTGCCGGTCACGTCATAGTGGCGGATCACGCGGGTGATGCCGTAGGTCGCCCGAAGATACTCGTAGATCTGCGCTAGCGCGTTAATCTGGGCGTCGGTGAAATCCTCGCCAGCGCTCACCACCTCGACGGAGACGGTGCGCTGGTTCTGCGGGAAGTTGCCGACGGCCCACGCCGTGTCCTCGAAGCGCACGGACTGGCGGATGGTGCCGTCCTTGTCCACGAACAAGTGGGCGGACGCGTTCGCACCCGCGCGGGAGAAGTACACGAGGTTGTTGTGCGCGCTCGCGGAGGTAGCGGTGTAGTGCACCGCCATTCCGTCAATCGCGTTACCACCGCGCCCCTTGGTGTAGTTTGAGGCGTGGCACTGGATGAACTCAGCGATGTTCATTGTTAGACCTCCTCAGGGTCGAAATCGTCGGGAGCGCCCTCGGCGCCCTCCTCGATGGCATCAAGCTGCTCGTCGGTCGGCTTGCCTTCCATTTCCGTCTCCCTTCTAAACAGAACGTCCGATTGAGATGAAGTAGTCCCATGCAACGGCGTTGAACTCGTCGCAGGTAAGCGAAACGGGTTTCGCCTCGCACGGGTCGTGGATGGTTATGCGGTCATGAAGGTTCTCCGTTATGAGCACCACGTGGCCGCCGTACTCACGCCCGTCCTCGTGGAGCGCGCCCTCCATGGTTCCGAACACCAGACGCCCGGCGGCGGACTCCTCAAGCGCCCGCGATCTGTCCTCGTAGAGAACCGTGTAGTCGAGCTTCGGGTCTTGCTGCGCCATCCACTCGCAGAAGCCGGGCATGTAGTTCTGCCCGTCCTGAACGTAGTCGTTGCCCACGAGGTTGAGCAGCATGGGCGGCGTGCACGTCTCGCCAGAAAGCCTCTCCCAAGCCATGGCCGCGCACGTGAGACCGCAGCCGGACGTGGCGAGGTCTGCGCCGGCGTAGGGCAGCCCGCCCCACCGCTCGTCCGTCTGCATGTAGAGCGGGACTTGCGGCTCGGCGGGTGTGTCGTACACGACGGGGAGCTGCTCCGGCTCCTCCTCGACGGGCTGCGGCTGAGTCCATACCACGAGCGCGCCGAAGAGTAACAGGGCGACGAGCAGGAGCGCTACTGCTGCTTGGAGAGCGGGCTTGCGCCCTCCTCCACCTCCGGCACGCCAACGATGCTCGTGAGCACCGACGCGACCGCAGCCGTGGCCGCGAGCGCCGCGATCTGCGGCCAGTCCAGCGCGGTAATGGAGACCACGGTCGTTCCCATGGCGGCGAGCGCCGTCTGGGCTGCGGTCTTGACGGCGCGGACGCCCGCCGCGACGAACCACTTCTTGATTCCGTCCTTGGTCATGGTTGAACCCCTTTCTAACCTTCATCGCCCGCTCCCTTGCGTCGGACGACGATTGCGTGAACCTCGTCAATCTGCTTGGCCATGTGCGAGGTGGTCTGGTCGATGCGCTGGGCCGTGGCCTCGGTGTGCTCCAAGCGCCCGCCCATCTCGTGGCTGCGCTCCTTGGAGTCACCGACCTGTGTGGACAGGACTTCGAGAATCCGCGTCTGTGTCTGCTGCCCTGTTGAAAGCGCCTCTATGACTCGCGTCTGCTCGTTTTGAGCGGCCACCTGCTGCTGGGTGGTCTTGATGCGCTCGCGCTCGCGTGAGTCGAGGGCCTTGTCCGCCGTCTCCTGCACCTCGATGCGGTAGCGCTCGATCTCAAGCTTCTTCTCCTCGATGGCGCGCTCGTTCTCAAGCTGCTTCTCCTTGAGGGCGCGGCGCTGGGGCATTCCCCACTTGACGACCACGAAGCAGATAGCCGCAACGGTGAAGGCGAGGAGGGCGGCAAGCGGCTCGGCTATGGCGGCGGCCTCGAACCCTCCCGCTAGGGCATCCCCGCTCATGCCTCCTCCGGCACATAAGCCGAGGGGGCCGTCTCAAGCTCGGCCTCGCAGGCGTTGATCTTGTCGCGAAGCTCCTCGCGCTGGGCCTTGACCGGCTCCCATTCCTCATCTGGCATAACGCCGTCAGCGTGCTTGAGGGCCTTGTAGTCGCTCTGCACGAGAAGCTGCTTGTAACCGTTGATCTCGGCCTCGATGGCCTCCCTGGTTCGCTCCATGGCGCACTCCTTTCATAGGGTGCGCACATCGTATGGGCGGCGTGAGATTACGCGGCGGCCTTGAGCCTATTCAGGGTCAGGATTTCCGCTCCGGGGGGGGGTATTCATTGCCGAACAGCTCCTTGTAGAGCCTGTCCATGCTGAGGACGGTTTCGTGCGCGTCGAGCCTGAGCATGCCGCCGCGCCAGCTCTGGTATGACTGGTTTATCTGTCTCAGCGTTATCTCGCCACGGTCTAGCATGCGGCGCATCGCCTTGAGCTTGCGGCGCTCGCGAGTTATGGCCTCGCGGCTCGGGCGCACGACGACCTTGCCCGTGGGGCCGTAGTAGAACCGCTTCTTGAGGAACCTGAAGCCGCGCGATAGCTTGACGATACGCGTCTTCTTCTTGTTGATTGTGATGCCGAGGTCATCGCACAGTATCTCGATGCAGGCCAAGACCAGCTTGAGCTTGTCCTTGCTCATGTCGATGTAGTAGGAATCGTCCATGTAGCGGCCTGTCGCCTCAAGCCCCGCCATCTCCTCCGCCCAGTGGTCGATGGGGTTCGGGAGCGCAACCGCGAGTATCTGGTTCGGCTCGCTTCCGAGACCGAGGCCCACGTCGCCGCATGCGTCTATGAGGCTGTTTGTCAGCGCCACGAGACGTTCGTCATCGAGGGCCTTCATCACGAGCCGCTTGGCCGCGTCGTGGTCGATGCGCGCGAAGTAGTCGCTGAAGTCCACGAGCAGCACGTAGCCATCGGTTCCGTGCCGCCGGTAGTGGCGCGCGAGCTGGTTCTTGAGCCGCGCTATAGCGTAGTCGACGCCCCTGCCCTTCATGTTGGCGGAGTTGCCGGCGGTGAGCGTCGGCATGATCGCGGGGACGAGCGCGTTCTGGCTCAGCGACTTGTGTACGACCCGCTCGCTGAAGTGCACGGACGATATGTGCCGCAGCTTGCCGCGCTCAATGAGGTCGAACTCGTGGAAGCCGCGCCGGATGTCCTCGCCGTTCAGCAGGTCTTGGCGTGCCTTGTAGACGTTGCCCAGAACGTGGAGGCAGTAGCCCTGAACGGACGCCTTCCACGACACACCGCGCCTCGACTTCATGGCGGCGTCGTAGAGCGCGTCCATGTCGGCGATACGCTCAAGCGTGAGGCCGTCTATTCTCTCGGCCCTGTTGCGGGCGCGCTTTTCCTCGCGCCTAGCCCTGCGGGCAGCGCGCCTGTCGTCTGAGTTCATGGAGGGCACCCCGCGCGGCTAGCAGTGGCGCTCGAACAGCCGCTTTGCGGGGAGGCCATGAAACCGGGCTGAGCGCCGGAGCGCCCGGCCATGCAAGAAGCGTCCGGCTCCCCGCGCGGGGTGCATATTTACGGCGCTGAGGCCGATGGTCGCGCCTTCCTTCCTCTTTGCGCTCGGCTTTCGGCTCTCGCTTACTCGGTCTGGCATTGAAAGGGAATCCGGGGCGGGGCCGCACCCACGTGTTGCGAGGGGAGTTGTTGTTGGCGTTGCCGTTGTTGTTGCAATAGCAGACGTTGGACGCCGAACCACCCACGACGGAGCGAAGCCACCAATTGACGCGAATAACAAGGCGCAACCGCTACGCATTATAGCCGCCCGGCTGTTCGAGCACCACGGCCTCTAGGCGCTCGGCCTCGGCCCTCGCGGCGGCAAGCCTGTCCTCCGCCGACTCCCTGCCGATTATGCGCGTGTACTTGCGCTTTTTGGAGACCTTGTCCGCCTCGTCGCGGATCATACCGGAGATGCGCTCAAGCTCGCTCGCGGTGGTGCACTTCATGGCGATGAGGCACTGGAAGTCCTGCTCAAGCTGGTCGCAGTCGGCCAGAGCGAGGCCGAGGTAGCGCTTTCGCTCAAGGACGTTGTACGAGTTGCTCGGGTAGAAGCGGTTGGCCCTGTTGACGTTGTAGACGAGCGAGCGGGCGGTCTCCGCGATCGGAGCGCCCAGTATGAGCCGCTTGCGCTTGGGGACTACGCTCTCGCGCATCACGAGGGAAAGAACCTCGATACGGATGTCCACGGCGAGGCTCAAGTAGTCGGAATCGGCCTCTTTCCTGTTTCGCTCGAATACTTGGCTCATTTCGCCTCCAAAAATCGGCCCGCTTCGCGGGCATATAAAAACAAAAACAAAGGGCGACCGCGCAAGGCGGTCGCCGTAAGTATAGCTATGGTTCAGCTGAAGTCTCAGCTGAGGAGGAAGCCGGGGCGGGGCCGCACCCACGTGTTGCGAGGGGAGATGCTGTTGGCGTTGCCGTTGCCGCTACAATAGCAGACGCTGGACGCCGAACCACCCACGACGGAGCGAAGCCACCAAACGACGCGAACCTTCACGCGATCCTTGGTCTGGCGGAAGATGGGAAGCTGGCAGCTCTCGCCCACGGAGTAGCCCTTGGTTCCCCACACGGGGCAGCCGTAGACCTCCATCTCGTTGAGCGACCAGACCTTGCCGAGGTTGGCCCAAGACCAGCCCGTGGACTCCTCGACGTTGCCGCTCGCGCTGTAGCGCTCCTCAAGCAGGCACCGGCGGTCGATGATGCGGTTGCGGAGCGCCTGCGGGAGCTTCGGATACAGCCACTCGGTCTCCCACTTGTGCAGGTTGCTGCACATGTAGGGGTGCTTCTCCTCCGCCGTGCCCTGATTGCTCGCGGTGTCCGCCCAGTAGAGGTACTGGCCGTCCGTGGTCTGCCAGTCCGGGTCGGTGATTGCGATGGGATCGAACAGGCACACGAGGTGATGCTGGGTGAGCTGCGTGTCCATGGCGTTGAGGTAGGTGTCCATGCCGGCGATGCGCACGGTGAGGTTGCTGCTCTCCACCGGCACCGTGAAGTAGTCGCCGATCTGGAGGTCTCCGAAGCCGGAGTCGCACAGCCCGCCGAGGTAGGCGTAGAGGTCGGACTGCCCGGAGAAAAGCGAGTTGAGGTTGCGGCCCGCGTAGATGCCGCCGAACTCCTGACGGTTGGACTCCGCGTCGGCCGATGCCTGCGTTGCGGCGTCTCGGGCCACTTGGTCGATGATCGTGTAGTTGGTGCCCTTCACGTTCATTGTCTTTGCGTCTGCCATTGTGGTTTCCTTCCTATGCGAGGGTGATGGTCGTGCCGCTTGCCGAGCACGTCTGTCCGAATGTGAGGGTGCTGCCCTCGACCGTGACCTTCGATGCCGGGCAGTAGATCGTGCCGTCCATGTAGAAGAAGTCGTCGGTTGCGTCGGCGAGCATCGAGCCAAGCGTGTCGATCTGCCCGCGCATCTCTGCAACGTCCTCGTCTCCGACCACGCTCGATTGCAGGTTGTCCGCGACGCTGCGGGCGTAGGCGGCTGCGGTGTTGGCGTTCGATGCCGCGCCGTTCGCGGAGTTGATGCCGTTCTGAAGCTGCGTCTTGAGGCTCTGGTACTCGCTGACGCGCTGCTCCTCGGCCTCTACGCGCGCGGTCTCCTGCTCGACGCGGGTGTTCTCTGCGTTCTGGCGGGCCGTCTCGTTGCTCTTGCGGGTGTTTTCCGCGCTCACGCGCGCGGCCTCCTGCTTCTCCGCCTGCTTCTCGTAGGCGTCCCACTTCTCGTAGAGCTTGGTGAGCATGTCGTCGTAGAACCCGGCGGCCTCCTCCGGGTCGGAGGTGTCCACCGCAGGGAGCACGCGAAGCTCGAAGCCCTCGGTAGACTCGGCCTTGGTCGAGCCGCTGTAGAGCACGAAGTGCGCGAGCCTCGCGAGGCCCGGCGAGGACACCGCCTGAGACGGCAGCGTGCAGCTGACCGTGCTGCCGGAGACTGACGCAGTGCAGCGCGCCCACGTGCCGTCGGCCTTGAGGATGTCGAGGCGCGCCGTCATGTTGCTCGGCGCGTAGGCCGCTCCGTCGTTCATCAGCTGCGCCTTGATGGTCTGCGTTGAGACGTCCCCCTCGCGCACCACGACGCGGGGCGGGACTAGCGCCGTGGTCTTGTTTACCTCAAGGATTATGTTGTGGGTTACGGCCATACGCTACTCGCCCCCATGTTCCATCATCCAGTCGATTGCCATGATCTCCTCACCGCTGAGCACTCCTATAACGTCATCGGGGGTCGCCTTCATGATCTCGACATCGCGCTCGACCTCGGACACCTCACCCAGACGGCGAAGGAACTCTTGGTATCCCTCGCACTCAGGCGTTACGGCGAAGTTGACGACGTTTCCGCTGTCGTCCCTCACCTCCGTACCGTACTCGTGGATAAGCTCGTTTCTGAAGGCCTCGTAGTCGGCGATTGCATCCATGATTGCGCGCATGTTCACGGCGGCCTTGTATCCGACGAGCGTCCTGCTCTTCATCACCGGCTCTAGCGATTTGGCCATCGCTTCAAGCTGAGCGTTCGTGTATGTCATTTCGCGTTCACCTCGTTCATGTCGATTCCAAGGGCTGAAAGAATCAAGTCGAGCTTTGCGTCCATGGCTGTCAGGCTTGCCCCGGTGCTTTCCGCAGGTGTCTCGTCAACGGGGTCTGAAGGGTGGTTAGGCCCCTCCTTGGCTTGGATAAGGATTTCGTCCATGTCGTTCCTTCCCTAAATGATCACGCCGTTTTTCACGTTCACGTCCCAGTAGGTTCCGCTTGGGGACGTGAGCCGCACCGTTCCCATGCTGCTGCCCGATACGAGCGTCTTGCCTCCAGAGACGCCTCCGCTGTTGGGGTCAATCCAGAAGTTGCGTGCCTTGTAGTTCCTTCCGTCGAGATCGCACCCGATTGCGACCGTATCGGCAGTAAAGCCTCCGAACGCCTTGTTGATGTACGAGAGCTTCATCGTGTACGAGTCGTCGGATGCTGCCTCTCTAACCGACCAAGTCATGTACGCGCCCTCGTCTTCGAGGTTGAACACGAGGCCCCTCTTTGACGAGTCGCCCGTGTATCGGTTCGTGCCGATCTTGCCGACCTCGTAATCGGAGTAATAGAAATGGATGCCGTTGCTCATGAGCTTGAACGTGCTGTTTCCGATGTAGGAGTTCTCTATCGTGAGGCCGCCGATGTAGCCCGATGTGGTTCGCAGGTACCCGCTCGATAGGTTCCAGTAGTTCCTTCCTGAAGCGTCCGATATGGTTCCGGTCGCGATGTACGAGGCGTTGATGTAGAGCCTTTTGTTCGACAGGTATATTCCTTGCGTCTGCCCGTTGTTCGTGAGCCTGTTGAAGACCTCCTGCTGCGTGAGGTTGTCGTCAAGATCGTCGGTTGACTGGTTTCCAGACGTGAGCGCGCGTGCGAGCGTAGGCGTTGTGTACGTCACCGTCCCGTCAGACCACGTTATGCGGCTGCGCGTCCAGTAGTAGCGCCCCTTGACCCAAGTCGGCTGCGTGCTCTGCCAAGAGCCGCCCGTCTGGGCGGTTTGGCTCGTTGAGAGGTAGTACTGCTCAACGACCTCAGCCGCGCCGATGCCCTTGTCGTTGGTGATGCGGCGCGGGGTCGTGTACTGCACCGAGCCGTCCGCGAGCGTCATCTTCACGCGCGTCCACATGTGCTTGCCCTGCTGCCAGAGGGCCGTGGTCGTCCAGCTCGTGGGCTGGGCCGACGCGCTGTCGGAAAGGCCGTACTGAACGTCAGTCGAAACCACCATCTCGCCGGCGGTCTTGTTTCCGACCGACGCCGTTGCGGAGATGACCACCTCGCCCGAGTCGAAGTCGGCCATGAAAACGGGGTCGTTGGGGTCTCCGACCAGAAGACGCCCGGCCTTGATGAGGTTGGCGAGCAGCGTGCCCGTGGTGATCCAGTCAGCCACGAAGCCCGCGCCGGTGCCGAAGGTGCGCCAGTCGTAGGAGCCGTCGGCCTTGGTTCCGTCCGCGATCCTGAATCCGAGGGAGCAGAGCTGCATCGCCGTACCGCCCGTTGCCGTGGGCTGCCCGTCCTCGTCAAGCGGCACGCTTGAGAAGATGAAACCGTTCTGGTAGCTCACGTGCATGTAGCTCATGCCGTTCACGTTGAACTGCTCGTTGAGCGAGTCGATGAGCTGCTGGAGGAACGCGGGCGTGGTGCTCGCAACCGCGTCCCAGCTTCCCGACTGGTTTTGCAGGTTCGCTATCTGCTGCTGTTGCTGCTGCAAGATGTCGGCGATGCTCTCGGTGACGTTGCCAAGCGTGACAGTCCGCGTCTTGCCAAGCATGTCGATGACCTGCTTGGTGACGCGGCCCTGACAGCGCAGGGTCGGCTCGAAGCTTCCGTCTACCATCTGGGTATCGTCGCCGACGCCCACGCCCTCCCACGGGCGGCCCATGGCCACGAGGTCAACCACGTCGGCCTCGTAGGTCACGCCCGGAATCTTGTGCTCGTCAAGGTAGGCCTGCGTCTCGCTCTTGAGCTGGCCCGCGTCCTCGCAGCTTGAGTTCTCGTACTTGCCGAACACGTGGGCGAAGCCGCCCTTCCCGTCGGGACGGCCGTAGGTCTTGAGCGCGGTTGCGTCCTCAACGTAGTCCTTGCCTCCGTTGATGTCGCCGAACGTGAGCTTGCGCCCGTAGCCGCCCGTGTCGGTCTCGACGCCCTTGCCGTAGCCGTAGCACGCCGTGATAGCTCCCCAGTGCTCGGTGCGCTTGATGCTGTTGATGTCCTTGCCATAGCTGAACCTGCGGTGCCCGTTGGCCTCGCCACGATGCTTGAGTATCGAGACGCTGCGGCCCGTCACGCCGTTCGCCCCGACGGTGATGGAGGTCTCAAGCTCGCCACCGCACGCAAGGATGTCGTTAAGGGCCGTGCGGCAGTCCGTATGGTAGAAGGTGAGGCCGCTTGAGACGGTTCCCGGCTGGTCTACCGTGCCGACATCCCAGCGTGTCGGCTTAAGGCACACCTCAAGCGCGCGCTGGAAGCTGTAGCCGTAGGGGCGCTTGTCCTCTATGTAGTCGCCGAAAAGCTCGCAGATGGAGTTGAGCGCCGTGTCGCTGTAGATTGGGAGGCCCGCCGCGCTCGCGCCCTGCGGGTCTTGGCACACGTGCTCGTGCGGCACGCCGTTCAGGTCTTGCCACACGAGGCGGTAGCCCTCCTTGAGCGGGAAGGTCGTGGTTATGTCTACGGTGTCCTCGCCGTTGAGGCAGTCCGTCCACACGAAGCCGAGGAGCTGGCGCGCGCCGATGGTTCCCACGTACGCGTCATGGCGGCTGTAGACGTCAACGCGCATCACAGCCACCTCTCGTCCCACTCGACTGTGGCGGTTCCGCCCGACACCATGAGCGAGGCGTCGCCCTCTATGCTGAAGAAGTCGCTCGTGATGTCCACGGCGTGGTCGGTCCCGTTTATCGTGCAGCGCTCAAGCCCCATGTCCAGCACGACGGTCTGCGATCCCGTGAAGCTCGCGAGCACGCGCACGTACTCACCGGTTCCCACGTTGGTTATCTGCCACTGGCTGCCCTTTGGCGGCTTCACCGTGACCACGGGGCGCGCCGGGTAGCTCCCGCCCACGCGCACGCTCTTGGTTTCTGTCACCTCGGCGCTGCGATGCTGCCCGTATGCCACCGGGTCTGCGCACAGGAACGTGAGGTCAACGTCCGGCACGTAGGCAGGCTTGCTCGGCTCCGCCCCGCCTTCGTAGAGCGCCATGAGGTATGTTGTCGGATCGTCCGGGAGAACCAGCGGCGCGGGAACGGCGGACTTCAGGCACGCGGCGAGGGCCTTGCGCGCCTCGGTTACCTCGCTCATGAGGCGGCGGGTGATGCAGCCGCTCACCGTGACCTCTATGGCGTCAAGCTCCACTGAGGACACGAGCGCCCCGTCCATGCCGGGCACCTGCGTCTGGGTGATGCGCCGCTTGGGCACCACCTGCCGCTTCACGTCGGTCACGAGCAGGTACGGCGAGAGGTCGTTGCCGTCGAACTCTATCCTCTGGTCTAAGCTCATACGGCGTACCCCCTTCCTCGTGCCGTGATCCTGCTGCTCTGCGCCAAGGCTGTCGATACCGCATCGACGCCGATGTAGGCGTTGGTGTCCTTGGATGCTATCTCGCGCAGAAGATTCACCATCTCGCCCAGCATCGCCATGACCTCGGCATCGCCCCCGCCGTCCTGCTGCGCCGTGCCGTAGCCGACGGTGCGCACGCCGGACGAGAACCCGCCGTTGTTCGCCTCGAAGTAGGAGGCGCTTGCGAGCCTGCGGGCTGCGTCGGAGACGGTGCCCTCACCCTTGAGCATGCCGGTGGCGAAGTTCTGCGCGAGGTGGAGACCCGAAGTCTCGCCGCCCTTCTCGGCACCAGACCACGGGCCTTCTTCAGGTACAGAGAAGCCCATGGCGCGCTTGGCCGCGCTCACGATGCTCCACGCCGCGTTCGAGACCCACGTGATGCCCGCGCGGATGCCGCTCGCGAAGTTGCTCGCGAGGTGCGATCCCCAGCTGTAGCTGTTGCCCGCGTTCTGCATGCGGCTGGCGGCGCTGGCGAGCCTGCCCGCGTTGCTGCTGGTCGCACCGACGCCGGAGCCGATGCCGCTCGCGAAGTTGCTCGAGGCGCTGCGGCCCGTGCTCGAAAGCGAGGAGGGCGTGCCGGAAACCCCGGACGATGCGCTGCTGGCGAGGCTGCGGGCGCTCGATGACACGGAGCCGACGCCGGAAGCGAGACCTGACGAAAGTCCACTCGACGCCCTGCTGCCCGTGCTCTGAGCCTCGCCCGGAAGGCCACTGATGCGGTCGATGAGGGACTGGCCGAGCTGCGCGATCGAGCTGAGCGGGCCGTCCGTGTTGCCGCTGATGCCGTTCGACAGGCCCGCGTCGACGTCGGAGCCGATGCGGTAGAACGCCTGAGACGGCGAGTGGGACTCCAGCGTGTCCTTGGCCTTGCTTATGACGTCCTCGCCGAGTAGCGCCGCCTGCTCCTCCGAAAGCGTCCCGTTTGCGATGCCGTTTGCGAGGCCTTGGTCGATGTCGTGGCCGAGGAGCTGCGCGGCTGCGGGAACGTCTCCGCCCGTGAGCTGAAGCGCGATCATCGACAGCATGGTGTTGGTCGCGCCGGATGCCGTGAAGCTGTTGGCGGTGATCCCGTCCGCCACGCTCTGCGGGAGGCTGATTCCCGCGTTGCTCATCTGGGTGGAGACGCTAGACCAGTCGCCGGTCGCCGCTGCCTTGAGGATGCTCGTCGCGGTGTCCACGTTCACCGTGCCGCTCTGCATGCCGTTGGCCAAGGCGGTGGCGGCGTTGAGGCCCGCGTCGCCCATCTGGACGCCCATGTTGTCAAGGGCGTCAATGATGCTTTGGGTGGTGCCATCCCAAGACGTTGCAAGCTGAACAAGCTGTTGGTCGTTTAGGCTGCGGAACGTTTCTACCGAAACGCCCGCGTTGCTCAGGTCGGTGGCGAAGTCGTTGATGTCAGTTCCCATGGTGTTCATGGCCGTCGAGACGGTTGAGCTTGACAGCACGAGGTTCTGCATGCTGAGAGCGTTGCCCTCGGCTATCGCGGCCTGAGCCGTCATGGAGGACGAGACGTTGTTGATGGAGGTGTTGCACGCGTCGAGGGCGGCTTGGGCGTCGTTTACCGCCTTCGCCTCCTCGGAGCTGGCAAGCGACGCTTCCCACGCCGATTCGGCCATCTCCTGAGCGTTCGTCACGTACGGGCCGCACGTGTTGATGTAGTTCTGGATGTAGGCGTCTCGTTCCTTCTGCTTCTCGTTGTAGGCCTGCTGCGCCTGCGTGAGCGCCGTGATGTCCTCGGCCTGCTGCTGGTAGAGGGCCGAGAGGTTCTGCTGCTGCGCGTCAACCTGAATCTGCTGCATCTTCTGGTCGATGTAGCTGCCGAGCGATGCCGTGACGTCCTGAATGGCACCGTTCTCGTCCGCCAGCTTGCCGTTGGCGGCGTCCGTGACCTGAATCTGCGTGCCGCACAGGTCGTTTACCGTGTCGACGGCGGTGCGGAGCCGCGCCTGCGCGTCGTTGGCGAGGTCGGTGTGGTTGGCGTACTGCTGGATGGTCGAGTAGGCCTGCTGAAGCTGCGCCATCTGGGCCGAGGCGCTGGTGTTGGTGTCGCTGATCGTCTGGGCGAGCTGGGCTTGGGACTCAAGCATCTCGTCAATGTCCACCTTGGCGGCACCGGCGGAGGCCCCGTAGCCCTCCAAGGCGTCGGCCCCGGCGTTCGAGGCGCTCACGCCCTTCTCGGTCGCTGCGGTAAGGCCCTCCGTTGCCGCCTTCAGGTTGTCCTCGTGCTCCTTGGCCTCTTGGAACACTCCAACGAGGGCGGTTATTCCCGCGATGATCGCGAGCGGCGCGATGGTTGCCAGCGCGAGCTTGAGGCCGGTCGCCGCCACGGAGGCGGCCTTCATGGCCACGCTCTGGGCGGTCACGGCGGTGGTGCTCGCCTGAGCTGCGGCGGCCGAGGCCTTGTATCCCTCTACGGTTCCCTTGGCGGCGTCCATGTCTTTCTTGCGTGCATTCACCACATTCTGAAGGGCTTCTACTGTGTCAGCGTTTGCCTTGGAACCCTTCTGCTGCTCCGCCGTGAGCTTTCCAACAGCCTTCTCATAGTCGCGTGTCTTTACGATTGAATCCGTAACGGCGTCTATGTACTTCTGCACGCCGCCCGCCGCCTTCGCCGCCGGGTTCTTCTCAAGCGCCTTCGACAGCTTCTCGTTGCCCTGATACGCCTTGAGTGATGCGACGTTGGTCGTCGTGAGCGCGTCGGCGTATGTGGCCACGTCCTGCTTGGCCCTGCCGAACTCCGTGACCATGGAGCCTACGCCCTTGGTTATGCGCCCGGTGACGGACAGCACGGGGCCTGCCGCTGCGGCCACGAGGCCGAAGCCGATGACGGTCTGCTGCGTGCCCTCGTCCATCTGGCTGAAGGCGTCTGCAGCGCCGCCCACGGCCTCTGCGGCGTCGGTCACCGCCGGTGCGAGCGCGCTGCCGACTTGGATGGAGGCGGTCTCGATTGCGCCGTTCATCTCCTCGATGCTGCGCTCGGTCTCGCCCATCTGGGAGTCGGCGAGGCGCTGGGCCGCCGTCTGGTCGTTGGTCGCTGCGGTGTAGCGCTGTATGCCCTCGGTGCCTTGGTTCATCATCACGAGGGCGGCGCGGGAAGCGTCAGCTCCGAAGATGGTCTGGATAGCGGCGTCGCGCGTCGCGGAGTCGAGGCCGCTCAGCTTGGCCTGAAGCTCACCAGCGACCCCGGCGGCGTCGAGCATGTTGCCGTTCGCGTCGCGGACGTTGATGCCAAGGCTCTCCATCATGGCGGCGGACTTGTCCGTTGGAGCCGCGAGGCGCTGAAGCATCGTCTTGAGCGAGGTGCCCGCGTCGCTTCCCCTGATACCCGCGTCGGCGAAGGCACCGAGCACGGCGGTGGTGTCTTGGATGCTCCACCCGGCGCTGTGCGCCTGCGCGGACACCTGCGAGAGACCCTGCGTGAGGTCTGAGACGTCCGCAGAAGACGCCGCTGCGGCACCCGCTAGGGCGTTGGCCGCCTCGCCGGTCTCGTCGGCGGTGAGGCCGAACGCGCCCATGGCCTGAACGGTCACGTTGGCCGCCTCGGCGAGCTGAAGGCTTCCGGCGGCTGCCAAGTCCATGGTTGTCTTGAGCGCGCCGCCCTTGATGTCGGCTGCGGTCAGTCCGCCCTTGGCAAGCTCCTCCATGGCGGCACCGGCCTCGGACGCGCTGAAAACGGTGTCAGCGCCCATGTCCAAGGCGAGCTGTCGCAGCTCCTCCATGTTGGCCGAGGGGTCGTTGAGCGCGCCGGAAACGCGGCTCATGCTGCTCTCGAAGTCGATGGCCGTCTTGGTGGCAGCCGTGCCGATCGCGGCGAGGGGGACGGTGACGCCGGCGGTCATGGCGTCGCCCGCGTCTGCGACCTGCTGCCCGGCGCTGTAGATGCGACCGCCAGCCTCGGCGGCCTTGGAGCCTGCCTCGACCCAGCTCTTGGACATGGAACCCTCTGCCGCTGCGGTCTTCACCGCGAGGCGGTCTAGGGACTTCTCGGCCCTCTCGACCGCAGAGGCGTTGTAGGAGCCGGATATGGCGATGGAGATGCTTGCCTTACCCATTGAGGTACTTCCTTATGGTCTGCTCGATGCGGGTCTCTACCGCGTCCACAACGGCGTCCTCGTTGTCGAGGACGGCTCTCACGATGGCGCGGGGAGGGTTGCCCTGCGGGACTCCGACGGGGAGGCCCCTGCGCCTGCCCGAAAGGTAGACGGCCCCGGCGTTGGCGAACTCGATGGTTCCCGCGCCGGGGTCGGTGCTCTGTATGCGTATTCCGTTCGAGATCGCGCGCATGGCCATGCTCGACGCGTAAGCGCCGGTTCTGGCGATTGACTGGGCATTGTTTCGCGCGTCGGTGAGGATGGGCTTGGCGTCCTGCTTCAGGCCCTTCTTGAACTCGCGGGGAAGCTCCTTGTTGATCGAGCGCAGGGCCTTGATGGTCTCCTGAAGCCCCTTGGCCTCGATGCGGACGCCGCCGCCGTGAGTGAACGCCATCATTTCCTCCCGCGATTGAAAATCCTGTTTACCCTCGCCCTTCGCGCCTCCATGTCGGCCTTGCGCCCCCGCTCCTCCTGAGCGTCGTAGAACATGTCCACGTACTCATCGAAAACGGCGGGGTACTCGTCGCACAGCCTAGCGAGGTCGTACGGCGAGCACCCCGTTCTTATGCTGAGGAGGGCTATTCGGGGCGCGCGTCCGCTAAAGGGGCGTCGGGCTTGTTGTCACGGATGCTCACGTCGTAGGTGTCGGCGATGGTGTCGATTGCCTCGGCGACATCCATGCCGTCAACGCCCAGCTCTTTGAGCATCCCCGCGCGCTTGGCCGCAAAGTATGCCCATGCGAAGTCGAGGCGGTTGCTGTTGGTGGGGCGCTCCGGCCAAGAAGCAGACTCCTCCTGAGCGTCCCAGAGGGCGGTGCGACCACCCTCGAACTTGACGGCGGTGCCGTCCTCCGGCTTGGTGAACTCGAACACGAACTTCATGAGCGCTCCTTACTCGGTGATGTAGCTCTCGACCTTGTTGATGATGGTTACGGTGACGGGGGTGCCGTCGGCGGAGTCGATGCCGATGTCATCGGCGCTGAACTCGACCTCGGCGGCGTTGCCCTCGGGGTCGACCTCCGGCATCTCGAAGTTCCACGGCACGTTCGTGAACGCGACTTCGAGCGTGCAGTTGGCGTCGGCGGAGTGGGTGAACTTCCACAGCGCGGAGCCGTACACGATCTTGGAGGAGACCTTGGTGCCGTCGGCAGCGCCGGTGAGGCACTTGCGCATGAGCGCGAAGTCCTCCGGAACGACGGTCATGTTCACGGAGGTGGTCAGCTTCCCCTCGGCGAGGATGGTGGGCACGACCTGCCCCGCCGCGCGCTTCGCCTCAAGGCTGTTAGACATCTCGAAGCTGCCCTGCGTCACGGTCACGTCAACGGGGGTCTGGCTCGCGGTGTCGATCTTGAAGTCGCCGCCGGTGGGCACGAAGTAGCCGTCGAAGCACGAGGGGTTGACCACGTCGCCCCAAGACTGGAAGAGCGTCGCGTCGACGCCCGCTGCGGTAACGCTGATGTCGAGCGGGGCGTTGCCCTCGAATGTCAGGCCGAGCGTGTCGATCTTGCAGCCGTCCACCTTGTGCACGGTCTGCTGGGCGGTGTCTCCGATCTGGCCCCAGAAGGTCAGGAGCGGCAGCACCGAGCCGAGCGTGATGACGTGCTTGTGGTAGCCGGACTTCCCGTCAACGGGCGTGGAGACGATGTTGCCCATTGCGGCGAGGCAGTAGAGCGCGAGCGAGTCCGCGTAAGCGAGCGTCTCGAAGTCGACGCCCATGTTGACCTCGGAGACGTAGGCACCGTTGGCGGCGTTGGCGCGCAGGCCGCACGCCACGGCCTTCTGCTCGATGGTGCGCTCGGGGTTGACGAGGCCGCCGCCCGTCAGGCCGTGCTTGATGGTGGGCTGGGTGGCCGGGGTGTCTCCGTCCTGAAGCGCCACGCCCAGCATGCCGATGGAAACGTTAATCATCGTTGGTCTCCTTCTTCCGTGCGGCGGCGCGAACCGCCCCCTGCTCCTTGAGCGCCCTCACGAGCGCATCGGGCGCTTTCACCTGCGCGCCCTTCTTGAACCGATACGGGTGCCCGTTGAAGAACACCGCTACATCCTTGGTGGCGATCACTGCACTACCTCCCTGAACTTCTGCGGGCACTTGGCGAAAACGGAGCACTGCACGCCCACGGATGCAGCGGCCATGTGGTACTTGGAGCTGTCGCCGGAAACCCCGGCGGCCTCGATGGACGGGAACGAGTTGTCCACGGTCATGCGGAGGCGCTGGTCTGCCATGACCGCGTTGAAGACCGCGTCCACGTAGGCGAGCAGCGTGGCTGATGCCGTCGCTTGGTCGGAGTGCCGCGCGAAGCACATCACGTGAACGGTGAAGTCGAGCTGACCGTCACCGGGAACGGCGCGCCCGCCCATGGTCGCGGTGTCAACGATGGAATCGACCGCGATGTAGAACGGCGGCTCGCTGGTCGGGAACCCGTCGTAGACCTTCGGTGCCTGCACGCCGGGGTAGAGGTCGGCGAAGCCCTCGGCTACCTTGGCCATGCGCCGGTACAGCTCGTCGCGCGCCTCCTTGAACGTCACCATACGAGGTTCGCCCCCCGTCCGAACTGCTCGATTGCCGCGTTTACCTCCGGGATGTCGGTAGCGCCGTCCTGCCCTGCGGTCGTGAAGCGGATGAACCCGGCGTCGGTGCTCTCGCCCGTGGCCCCGATGGGGCGGTTGGACGGTCGCAGCATGTAGGCCGCAAGCTCCAAGACCGCGCGGGACACCTGAGCCGGAAGCTCCTCGTAGCCGTAGACGTACTCGACCCAGCACGGGCGCGGGAAGCACGCCACGGGCACCGCTTGGCAGTCGCTCGCAAGCTCGTAGCCCTCGGTGAGCAGCTCCCGCACGTCTCCGTGTTCGAGGGTCACGCACCGCTCGCGCCCGTAGTCCTTGGTGCGCCCGATCCGTGCCACGAAGGAGCGGCGGGCGTTGCGCTCGAACACGTCGGTCGCGGCCTGACGCGCTTGGAAGAGCGTCTCCTCGGGGAGTTTGTCGAACTCGTCCTGACCGTCGCCGTAGCCCTTGAGCGCGTCGAGCCTGAAGTAGTGGCGGGACACCACCTCGATGTAGGTGGTGAAAAGCGTCTCGCCGCCCTTCTTCCAGTCGATGCGGGCGGTGTCCGGGGCCTTGAGCGTCGGCAGCGTGACGGCGTTGTCCTCAACGGGAAGACCCTGCTCCCCGCCGAAGCGGGGGCGCAGGGTCGCGGAGTCGATCGAGGCGTCTGCCTCAAGCTGCAAGACGGCGGTCTCGGATGCCGCGACGCGGATTGTCGAATCCGGCGCTACGAGCATCAGGCCTCCTCGTCCTCGTCGTAGTCCTCGTCTTCCTCGGCCTCGGCGGCCTTGGGCTTGGCCTTGCGGCGGGTGCTCTTGGGCTTGGGCTTCTCATCGGGCTCGGGGTCGAGCAGCCCGCGCTTGGCTGCCTCCTCGTCGGACATGACCTCGCCCTCGAAGGCAACGAGGAAACCGTTCCGGATGACGCGCTTCTTGCTGGTGAACATGACTCCTCCTTACGCGCCCACGCCAGCGGCGGCGGGAGCCTTGTCGAGGTCGGTCTGGGTAGCGAGGCAGAAGGCGTCCGGGTAGCGCACCTGAAGCGCCTTGGTGTGCTCGCCGAGGATGGAAAGCTCGTTCTTGATGAACTGGTCGTTGTAGTAGCCGATCTCCACCGTGGTGCCGCCGTGGATGGCGCGACGGCGGGCGGCGAAGCTGTCGTACACGAGGATGCCGGGGCAGCTCACGTCCTCGACCACCTGCATGCCCCAGTACACGTCGGAGCCGAGCGTCTGGTACAGGCCGGTCTCGGTCTTGTACAGGTCGATGGCCTCGCGCACCTCCGGGCTGACGGCCACGTGGGTGGGGATGCGGCGGGCGTTGCGCATGACCTTGGTGCGCATCATGCGGATGGCGTCGAAGTACATGCCGCCCATGGCCTCGGTGAAGGTCTGGATACCGGTGACGTTGGTGATGCCCACGATGTGGGTGGAGTCGGAGCCGTTCCAGTACTTGCCGTTGGTGATCTCGTCAAGGTCGAGCAGGAGGTCGTGCTCGATGAGGTCAAGCAGCTCGTCGTAGTCCATCAGGGTGTCCTTGGAGATGGGCACGTAACCCGCGATGGTCTCCTTGTTGGCGACGGCGTCCTTAAACGCGTAGATGACCTGAGCCTTGGTGGCGCTGGTGCCGGAGGTGACGCCAGCCCACGTAGCGGGCGCGCCGCTCTCGTTGGTCTTGTCGCGCTGCTTGTAGGTTACGGAGCCTGCGGCGGGCGTCTCGATCAGGGTGCTCGCGAAGTTCTGGAACACGCCGGGGAGCTTCGCGGGAAGCTCAAGCTCGATCTCGGTGGGAGCGCCCACGGTCACGACGCTGGCGGCGTTGCGCGGGCCGACCTCGGCGGAGTTCTTGAAGCCGACCTGAAGGCCGTGGAACTCGTCGCGGGCACCGAGGATGCGCACGCCGAAGGACTCGTTGTGCGGCTTGGGCTTGGGCGCGTTGCGGAGCGCGTCCTCCTCCTCGATGACGTGGCCGATGGTGATGTCCAGCTGCTCGATCTGGCCCTGGATGACGAGCGCCTTGCTCTCGTCCTTGTCATCCACGGCGCGGCGCTGCTCCTCGGCGAGGCGGTTGCGCTCCGCCCAGAGCTGCTTGGAATTGAGGATTGCCATGTTCTACTCCTTTGTCCGGTAGACCCTGTTTCCCAACACGAGGAGGTGGCACCCCTCGTTTTGCTGCATGGTATTTGCGGCGTGAGATTTGCCCGGCTCGTCCTCCGGCTCGGCGGGCTTGGGGGTGGAAAGCGCCTCGATTGCCGCCTTCGGGGCATGCTTGTAGCGGGCCAGCATGGCCGGGTCGATGCAGGCCGCCACGCGCTGCTCGGTCTGGATGATCTCGTCCGCGAGGCCCGCGTCAACTGCGGCCTGCGCGTCGTACCACGTCTCGGCGTCCATGGCGGAACGCACGTCCTCAACGTCCATGCCGGAGCGTGCGGCGATGATGCCCGCAATGGTTCCGTCAACGGCCTCAAGGCGCTCTGCGGCCACAAGAAGCTCTGCCGCGTTGCCGCTCGTGTAGGTCCATGCGTCATGAATCATCAGCTGCGCGAAGTCGCTCATGATGACCTTGTCCGCCATGACGGCGATGTAGGAGGCCGCCGAGGCCGCGATGCCGTCAACGTATGCGGTGGTCTCGCCCTCGTAGCGCTGGATGGCCGAGGCGATGCCGAAGCCCTCGTACACGTCGCCGCCGCAGCTGTCGATGCGGATGTCGAGCGGCTTGGGACTCAGCTCGTCAAGCGTCGCTGCGAAGTTCTTGGCCGTGTTGCTCGAATCCCTGTCCCAGAAGTCGCTCCCGATGGTGCCGTAGAGGTACACCGTCGCGCGCTGGGCCTCATTCTTGATTTGAAACATTCGTTCCTCCTACTCCCGTCTGGCTCCCGTCTCCGGGTTCCTTCGGCTTCTCTGCGTTGGACGAGTTGAAAACGTTCACGGTTCCATCAGGGTTGACGGTTCCGTAGTTCAGCGGGAACAGCGGAAGCCCGATGCCCTCAAGCGGGTCGAAGTCCTCAAGGTCGCGGACGTCCTCGCGCGTGATCGCGCCCAGATAGCCCATCTCGCGGTAGTACTGGGTGCGGGTGGCGTCGTCGCCGCGCATGAGGCCCTGAACGCGGAACTTGGCCTGCGCGTTCGGAAGCCCGCAGGACGCGAGAACCGGCTGCAACGCGATCTCGATGCACCGCACGTCGGGCACGATGGTGTCAGTCACGTAGTCGATGTTGGACTGCTGCCCGCCGGCGTAGGTCGTCTGGTCTCCGTCGTAGACCTTCCAAGGAGGC